TGGGCAAGGTTGGAACAGCAGGGGAAACACTGCGAGGTTTTAAAAACTTTGCACAACAGAAACTTACAGAGCAATACAAAGCTGGTCAGAAAGCGTTTGACGGTGATGAGTACTACGGTCAGTTTGCTTCTATGGGCGGTAGGGACGTTACTAACAAAGAGCTATCTATTTTGTTAAACCGTATATCAGACGATACAGGAATACTAATAGACGATGTTGTAAATGCTTTTGGTCCTGGAAATCCTTTACATTCTCGTATTATTTCTCGCGTTAAGCTTGATCAGAAGACAGGCCGTCTAAAGCCGGTAAAGGGGAAAAAGAACAAAAAGACTGGTGATCGTCCTGACAGAGGGCGGGGTACTGCAATTACCGCTGGAGATTTGCTAGAGGCAGATCAAAGAATGCGCCAAAAGTCTTTTAAAACGTCTTCTGCTAATGAAGCTAGAATAAATTTAGAAATGTCTAAATCTTTAGTCGATCAAGTAGAAAACCTTAACATTGCTCCAGCTGGATTTAGAAGCCAACTTAAAAAAGTAAACAGCGAGTATTCTCAGTTTGTCTCTCCGTACCGTGGTAAGAACGGATTGTTTGCACAGGTTGCTCAAAGACCACAGGCAGATGCTCAGAAGTATCTTTCTAGTTTTGTTTCTGGTAAAGAAGGCGCAGAGTTTTCAAAGTTGTTAGACGATCTTGACAAAGCTTTTGGTCCTAACGCTGTAGGCGGCAAACTTGGGTTAGACACAAAGGACGATATTCTTTCATCTATTGGTGTTAATTTTATTAGAGAAAACAAGCTTGACATTGTAAACGCTGCTAATCCCTCAGTTGCCGCTAAAGCCGCTCTTAACAAGATTAACAATATAGAGACAACAATTAAAAAACAAATGGGCGGCGGTGTTAAATCTAAACAGGCTACTAATCAAATTTTTAAAGGCAACGTGCTTAAAGAGTACAAAAAGCTACTGAAGGACGTTGCCAATGGTCGTCCTGCACAGGTTGATAAAGCCCTTGCTGAACTTGGCATGACTATGAGCTTTAAGGAAGCTGGTCAATTTGTCAACTCTGTAAACAGTGTTGCTATGAATTTGTCTAAAGCTGACCTAGACTCATTTGCTACACAATTGAGAGCATTGGAAGAGGTGTCTCCCGACAGTGCCAAGTTTGTCAGGGACATGCTTTTTACAGATAACTATAGCAGGTTGTTTAAGGCTGTCGAAGCTCAAGACCCCAAGGCCAGACTGTTGGGTATTAAACAATGGGCAGACGATTGGACAGCAGCTAAGTTGAACAATGCTGAAAATATGCGTTACATTTTTGGAGACGAGTTGTTTAAAGGTGTGGATGACTTTGCCCTAAATATGAAAGGCGCTTTAAACATAGACCCCGTTGCTGGAGCGTTGTCTGTAGCCGAAAACAATGTTAGTATTTTTAGAAATGTTATAAACGGCAGCATAGGAGCTTTGCGGAAACCGCTTAGTTTTATCTTCTTTACTCGTCAGTTTGCTCCCGGTTCTAATGTGCATACAAAAGTGGTACAGGGTTTACAATCTGGTAAAACGCCGGTTGAGATTACCAAAGAACAATCAGGCGCTGCTTTGAAAATGATGGACAAAGCGCAAGACTATGCTAAGGGAGTTATGAACGCCAGGGATGGTCTAGTTGCTGCCTCTATAGCCAACTACCTAGGCGAAGTAAACCAAGCGTCTCCTACAGAGGACGAGGTGCCAACTGTCAGGCCCCAGAAGATACAGGTACAACAAGAAGCACCACAGCCACCAATGCAGGGACTACAACAGGACGTAGGCATAGCTGCGATACAACAGATAGCACAGATGCTGGGCGGCACAGGTGAAGCCGCATTGGCCCAAGGTGCAGAAATGGCAAGGGGGCGATAGTATGCTCTTGGTAGATATGATTAATAGTCTTTTAGGAAACCCAGTTGAAAGGCCCAAGTACGAAAGTCTTTTAGCTGATAATCTCCCTGTAGAAGAAATTGTAACTTCACCTAAAAGTCCTAAAAGTCTTTTGGATGCAGGGCCTAACAATCAAGAGCTAGATGTAACTCCTGTGCCTTTTAATCCTGGTAAGTTACAGGACATTGCAGCAATGGTAGGTAACGATCAAAAGATTCCAGCAGACTTTTTAATTAGCAATGTACTAGACCCTATAGCATGGCATGAAAGTCATAACTACATAAAAAACACTGACCGTAATCCTGGAATTGCTAAAGGTGCAAGAATGAACCCTACTCAAAAGCAAATAGGAGGAGGCCCTGGTAGAGGCTTGTTCCAGATTGAGGGAAAACGTGGGGTCAATAAAAAAGATTCAAAAGGCAAAGATACTGGGAAACTAGATTCTTTCGATGTTGCAATAAATCGAGCTAAGAACTATTTTGGATATAAAGGATTATCTGTACCCAGTTGGATAAATAATATACAAGATGGAACTGATGCAGCTGATTTACCCGCTGATCAACAAAAAGCACTAGCACTTCTTAACTTTACAAGAATTAATACTGACCGTACTAGCAGAAACGACACTGGCCTACAAAAGTTATACAACGACAGTACTAATAACGCTAATTATGAAACAGCTATAAAAGATTTTTGGTCAACGAGGCATCATACAAGACCCAGTACAAAACAAAAAAACGCTTTTATGGAAAGTTTAAAAAATATCTCCAAGAAACGCAATTACTTGAATATTGAAGCTGATATAGAATAATGGATGGCTCCATCGATCTTAGGATGGTGGTAACACTGGCAGGTATGCTAGTGTCTGTAGTAGCGGCCAGTGCGGTAGCCAAGATGCAAATCAAGGTTATCCTAGAAAGGCTAGATGATATGGAGCTAAGGTTTCGCGCCTTAGATTCCACCACTGACAAACAAGAAACCAACATTGAAACACTGGGACAACGCATGGCTATCCTGTCCGGTATGTTATCCCCTGACAACCTCAGAAGAGATCACATGACATTGGCAGAACTGCTAACAAACGTGAGACAAATGCAAGACGACATAACCCACCTAGAAAAGATGCACAATACTGTCCACCCGCCTGTTAAAGACACTAGGGAAGCTACATAGTGCCTATACCGTTTGAACTTATAACTATGCTAGGCTCTGGACTAATGTCGGGCCTTATGACACTGTGGAGCCAAAGTCAAAAGGCAAAGCAAGCAGCGTTTGATCGTGCTATAACAGGATTGGCGGCTCAATCTGAAGCTACTGACTTAGCTAGAAAATACGAAAACAAAGGTTTTCAAGTAACAAGGCGCATCATAGCCCTATCCGCTGTATTTGCCGTCATTGTTTGGCCTAAAGTTGTTCCTGTTTTGTTCCCAGATGTTCCAGTAGTTGTCGGGTATACTCAGTGGAACCCAGGATTTTTATTCTTTACAGAAGGCACTGAATCTGTCACTTGGCAGCATATGAAGGGTCTTGTTCTTACACCATTAGACACACATTTATTATCGGCGATTGTAGGTCTCTACTTTGGAGCATCTATGGTCAAGAATGCGAGGTAGTTATGGGTTCATTAGCTAAATCTATATCAAATGTTGTATTTCAAGATATGACTACACGGGCAGCACAGTCTCCACAAGGCCAAGAATTATTTCCAGATGCTTCTAGGCAATTTTTAGAAAGTAGGGGATTGCAAAACCAACAACCACAAGCTGCTAGTATATCTCCTATACAGGTACAGACAGGTGCAGTGCAACAAGCCCCACAAGTTGTACCGCAAGGGGATGAGAAACGTAAGCAAATGATACAGTTGCTGCTTAAACAAGGTCTCGACCAAAAGCAGATTCAAACAAGACTGGCAGATTTAGACGGTCAGAAATTTTTCCAGTCTCCTGCTGAAAGGGTTGAGGAAACACGACAAGTCCCGCCTAGGGGATTACTGTCTACCGCTGCGGAAAAGAAAGAAGAAGAAAAGCCCAAGGGTATACTGGGCATATAAAAAGGGAGCGCCGAAGCGCCCCCATAGTATCAATTTAGTTTTATACGTTTAGGTTTTTTTTCATATGGTAGCTTACGCTCTAATTTAATTCTAAGCATACCATCTTTCAATGTACCTGCATGGACAAATATATGTTCTCCTAACAGGAACATCTTTTTAAAGGGTCTGGAAGCTACTCTACTAAATAGAACTTCTTTGTCCTCGTTTTTGTTGTCCAATCCCTCAGAAGATATGTGCAAGATATCTTCTTTTACCTCCACAACTACGTCGTTTTCAGAAAAGCCCGCAACTGCCATTGCTACTTCAAAGCTGTCTTGTCCCGTCTTAACAACGCTATGGGGTGGGTAGTTGTCGCCTGTCATAACATCTTGGACCTTGAGGACATTATCCAACAGACGCTCGAAACCTAGTGTAGCATTACTTGGAAACATAACTTTCTCCCTATGGCGAGATAATTAAGAAGCCCACTATTGGCACTCCTTGTTACTAATTATAACACAATTGTTGCACACTGTCTACCTAAAAGGTGGTCCGTATGCCCAACCAGTCAAACTGTACCTAGTACCCTTAGTTACTGGTAAGACTCTGTGAAAGTAATAACTGGGGAAGACCACAAACTTTCCCTTGGTGTCCAATGCTGGTTCTGGAATTGTTCTCTTTTTGTACTTCCAATTTGGCTTTCCAAAACTAAATTGAAAGTCTCCTCCTTCGTAGTCATCGTTTAAGGAAACAGTAAAGCTGAGTTTTCTTACCTTGTTTCCTGGAATCATATCATAATGCCAACTATATTTTTCACCTTCGCTATATTTACTAAGCTGTAGGTTCTCTAATCCTTCTAAATCAAACCACCACCCACATTCATAGTTAGCTTTCTCTACCCAAGAAAACACCAACTTTTTAAAGTCTTCGTTGTCAATAGGAAAGATTGAATTAGTCCTGACATTATCACTGTCGTTTCCTAAAACTGTAGATTCTTGTTCTTCTACGTTGTTTGACAATTGTATTATAGCTTCGCAGAAGTCAGGTGTAAGATTAGGAACGACCTCTCCAGAATAGAAAACTTCACCGTACATTGCTAGACTCCACAGCTTCCACCGTGTCCGGTGATGTCACAGATGTCATGGGTTTCGATGGATTCTTCAAAGACTTCCCCCAGTTTTCCCAAAGCGTCGGAGTAGGGGACTGGGGTGAGGGGTTGTCCTCCCCGGCAACCATCAGGGTAAACAGTAAAACCCCGCAACCTGTGAGCATGGTCGGCAAGAGTAGTAGCAAAATCACTGACAGTATCTTCATTGTTCTCTTTACTGCCCCACTGGGGAAGATTGATTGTGCTGGAAATAGACATATCCACATAATCTTGTACATCCGCTTGGAATTTTATCCTACGTTTGTAGTCGCTTGCCAAGTCCAAAGCCGACTCAATATTTTCTGGGTCTGTCCCATATAGATCAATCAGTTCTTGTGCAGCACTGTCTACGACATATTGGTAATGCCATTTAGTACCGTTCTTTAAGTAGCGTCGTTTATAGGCCACAGCAAATATAGGCTCGACGCCAGTAGAAGTACCAGCAAGAATACCAATGCTGCCCGTTGGCGCAATAGCTCTATTAGCAACAGGAACGGAAACGCCAAGATCGTTAGCAAAGCTAGAGCTAGTAGCATCAGACATGCTCTTATACACCCGTAACCATCTGTGAAGCTCTGGCGTAACCTCATAACGACTCCCCCGTTTGATAAGCCATTCGTGCATACCCATCAAGCCAAGACCAAGGCGACGGTACTGCTCTCTGACCTTGTAGACTTTATCATATGGTAACTGAGCTTTTACCGTACCGCATAACAAAAACTTTGTTGCCAGTGTTACAACCTTTTTGAAGTCCTTTAGGTTATCAATACGTCCAAGGTTGCAGCTGCCAAGATTACACACGTCACTATCTTTGTCGCTTACGACTTCTGTACAGGCGTTCCGTAAAGTTTCGTTTTCTTTGTCGAAGAAATTAAAACTAAATCCTGGCTCCGCTGTACTCAGTGCTTGACGTACATTATTCTTAAAAACATCACCAACCTTACCCGTGTTCCAGTAATTTAACAGCCACTCTGTATCATAATTCACAGAGATGTTGGTCATGTCCAAGGGTGCGGCAAAATTAAAGTCTTGTTCCTTGATTTGACCAACGGTAAAGCCCGTGCTGCCAACTGGCATGTCGTACCAGTTTTTGCTATTTAAAAACGTCTCAATGTCCCTGTGTTTCCAGTTAAGACTTGCATAGATAGCTGACCTACGACTACCGCCCTGCATTACCCTGCGGCCAATTTCGTTGATCATCTGCATCTTAGGTACAGGGCCGGAAGCTAAACCTCCTGTCTTACTCAGACCGGCCCCCTCTGGTCGGTATACGGAGTAGTCAATACCAATGCCGCCGCCCGTCATTAGGCAACTCTCTGACTTCCAGCTTAGGTCTGCCCAATCTTGTCGGGAATCTTCCTCTGCTTTTAGCAAATAACAATTGTTAAAGAACTTGGAAGGACGACCAGCGTAATACAAGTACCTACCACCTGGGATAAATTGCAGATTGGTAATAATCTCTGTCAAGTCGTCCAGTTCATCTTTGGGTAGGAACTCTCCGCACACATCATCGACCAAGGTTTTAGCCAGGTCTGCCCAGGTGTGACAACCTTGGTGGGCGTACTTTTGTTTAAAGATGTCCTCGCTAAACTTAGAGCGGAACATTGGGTTCTCGTTTGATTTAAAGGTCATGGCAATCCACAGGTCTGAGTTTAAAGTCAGCTATATAATAATTTACTTCTTCGCTAAAAGCAAGCAGCAATTGTATGGGTTCCAGACCAAGTATGTCTATGATCTGTTCGCAACTATACGCCTCTGCTAAGTCACTAAGCTGCTCATCAGAAAGTGTGGACATTTTCGTCTGCCTTTCCTACAAAAAACACAGGCCGTCCCGATCTAAATTTAAGGTCTAGCTCTCCAGCCCAGCAAGTATGTTTGTGAGAGCAGTAGGAACAGTTGACGCCTAGCTTTTGCCTACTTGTTTGTCTGTCCTTAACCGTCTCAAAGCACCTGTCAGGCGGATCAGGTAGCGTCACAGCTGCCTTGACTTCTTTGATCTTGATCTCAGTGTTCTCCAATTGAGAGTGCGTGTACGTGGCTAGTTCCCCACTGCTCTTGTCGAAAGCAAGGAATGTACCACGCTTTTTACCAAGTGCGTTACCATAGCCACTGATCTGGGAGATGTAACCAAAGGGATCGTCATTAGGTAGCGTACCGTTTTTAAATTTCTTCATGGCAAACGAAGATGCAGATTTAATATCGACAAGCTCGTCATCTATTACGCAATCGATATGGCCTTTGATACCTTCCATTTCAATTTCTGCTTGTTGATCAGTAACAGAGTGTCCAGCTTCCTTGGCTAGGTAAACTACAAGAGCTTCTACAATGTCACCAATCATAAACTTTAAACGTGTTTCAGGACTGAGAGATTCTACTTTGTCATCCCCGTTAATATCATACCAAAGAGACCTACTGCATGGTTTGCCTATGTTGGACATGCGTAACCTACCGGGCATATCTGAGGTAGCCATCCATAGCTGACGCTTAACGGCATCCATAACTGTACTACCCAAAGCGAACAAGGCTTCCTGATCTGGATTTTTCTTTCCGGTATCGACAAGATTATAAATGTCGTCTACCAAAGTATCTATGGTTTTAGTCTCGCTCACTTGCATACTCCATTGCTATTATGTTTTTATAAGTCTTTTGATTACCTCTGCGTAACCTGGACAATCCACTTTTGTTATAGCCGTTCTCCTGACACCATTGTTCTACTGTTTGGTTTTCTACTAGCACCTCTATGCCGCTGTCGTAGAGGATATAAAAGCTACCTCTGTATCTACCGTTGCCCGTACCCTTAGATGATTCACTAAGCTTCTTTCTAAAGCTTTCATCATAACTTTTTACAGGACGATAAAAACGTCTTCCTCCAACGTGAGCATTATAGTAGTCCTCGCTCTCAAGAACTCCTAACTGCATCTGTATCTTCTCTTCGTTGTAATACAGATCACGTTTGTTAGCGCACAGCATTAGGATGACAAAGGTGAATGCGTCTGATCCTAGTTCTTCAATGTGAGGCTTTAGGTATTTACCGCTGGAATAATAATATCGCCACTCACTAGCATTGACCTTCTTGCGTTTCCTAAACTTCCAAAGATGCTTGCACCCTATGTAGCTTTTACCGGACTCTTTATGGGTAATCTGGTAGACAAACCCAAGATGTTTATCAGGGTTAAACTTGCCTACCAGACTAGTGTCCCAATGTCCGTAATCTTTTTTGCCAGTCACCTAGAACGGAACATCGTCGCTCATGTCGTCAACGATATCTTTCTTAGGTGTTGAGAACCCACCAGGGCCGTCATCTAAACTGACGTACTCAATAGGATCAGTGATCTTGACAGCGTTGATAAACGTAGTCACACCCTGCCCATACTTGTTGTTATAGGGACGTTGGGACAGCCGTACAACGCCTTTAGAACCGTTGCTGAGTTGGGTCGGCCCGCTGTACTCGTTCTCTTCGCTGTCCACCAGGACAGGCTTATAGTTACTCTTCAGTTGCACATATGCCATGTCGTCCATCTTGCCAGATTCTTGCTTGACACTCAAACCCAAGTTCTTAGCAGCTTTAACCTGATCTCCTTCAAGACCAAGGGCAACAGAGTAGCGATCAAACTTATCCGTCTGATCAAAGATGAACGGGTAGAACATTGTGCCTTCAAGATAGGAATATTTATTAGCCATCAGTGTATCTCACTCCAGTTGTTGCCTACCTGTACATCACATTCCAATTTGCAACGTAGATCGTAGGCTTTGTTAACTTGCGATATAGATAGTATAACAGATTCTGTGGTAGCGTCAATATCTTTCTCGTCGCTTTCCAAAACTAATTCGTCATGGATCATAGCGACAATCTTGGATCGTATCTTACGTGTTCTGAGATGGTGATCGACGTACATAAACCACTTCTTCATTAGGACAGCTGATGATCCCTGTATCAAGGTATTTAAGCTGGCATGGCCGGAACGTACCCGCAAGACCCTGCCGTCAATAGCCTTTAGTTTGCCCTGACTCTCTCCTTTTCTAATGACAGCTTCGCTAAGTCTCTTATAAGCTGGCATATTAGCCATAAATCGTGACCGTAGTTCTGCGCCGTCTTTGGCACTGCCATTGACCACAGCGCCTATTTTAGCGTCACCTGCACCGTATAACAAAGCATAGATGAAGGTCTTGGCTTGGTCTCTCGTATCAAGTCCTGCCATTTTCTGGTTAGCTGTGTGTACGTCTCCCTCTAAGACTTCCTTGGTAAACTTGTCATCGCTCATGTAGTGGGCCAGTACCCTAAGCTCCAGCCCTGCTGCATCTGTGTCCAGCAACTTGCTACCAGGGGCAGCTTTAAACAACTCTCTGCACTCCTTGCCATACTGGACCCTAACAGCTGGGACTTGTTGCAGATTAGGATCAACGCAACTCATCCGGTTTGTAATTGCCCCCAAGGTGCGGTATCTGCAATGGACCCTGTTTTGATCTGTGCATGACTTGATCCATGACTTTACAAGAGCAGAGCGTTTCTGAAGCATAAAGTATGTAGCCAATGTCTCTGCAACCGGGATGCTACAATTGGACAGTGTTTTCTCGTCTACCTTGGGTTGACCAGTGGGAGTAAGTTCTTTGGGAACCCATCCCAGTTCAATTAGCCTAGACGCTATCTGCTGTCTAGACGATGGGTTGAAGTCTATGATTCTGTCCTTCAATCTTTTACCAGTTTTATCAGAATACCTCTCCTCGACAATTTGTGGGAATAAGTTACGACACTCTTGCTCGATCTGTTCTTGTTCCAGTACAAGGCAGTTGTACAGCTTGACAGCTTTGTCCTTGTCCAGTTTAAAACCGTTGTTACTGATCCGGTCCGCTACGATCCTCATACGATGCTCGTCTGATATGGACTTCTCTGAGAACTCCAGCATAGCATTCTGTAGGAAACGATACAGGTGCTTACAGACTGTAACATCTTGTTTGCAATACTCTAGCATCTCTGAGGTAAAAGCTGTGAAGTCGTTAAACTCTACTTTCTCGTATCCCAGACGAGTACCCCATGATTTTAAGCTGTGTCCTCCTTCCCTAGCTGGGTTCTCCATCATTGACAATAGAAGCGTGTCCCGCATCTGATCCATTGTAAGACGTATGCCCCACAACCTAGCCAATACAGGAAAGTCAAAGCTAAGGCCGTTGTGGGCGACTACCACAGCCCCTTTAAGATAATCGGCTAAGCCAGCTGGTTCCAGCCACTCTTTAAAGCATACAGATTCCTCGTAAGTAACTACGCAATAGATTAAAGAAGCATCTAAATCGTCTGTTTCTATGTCGAGGAATACTGTTCTCACCTGTCGTCTCCATCCCCCTTCAGTACGTGGCGTTTCTGCCTGTCTTCTAGTTTCTTTAGGTTAACTTCAGCTACCATTGATAAGTTAGTACCTATCATTTTAGACATTTCAGAGACAAACCACAACACATCTCCTAGTTCTTTTTGCATTTTAAGATTGGGTATGGTCCCCATGTCCCCCCTAATCCATTTAGAGACTATGCTAGACACCTCTCCTGCTTCCGCTACTAACCCAGTGGCAAGATACTCAAAGGCTTTCTCTTTAGGATACACAGCAGTTAAAGAGGCCTTGCGTTGATAGTCGTTCATGTTCATTTTATTTTCCTTCAATATTGCCCAAAGCTTTCCAAGAGATTGGGAAAAGTCTTTCACACTGTTTAGATATTAAAGACGCAACCTCACTGGTTTCCTTCTGGGCATCCTTACCCAGACGCTGCTTGCAAACCCTGGAGAAGGCATAGACAGAACCTGTCCAGTACCATTCGGTAAGCATACTTTGGGGTAAGACCATTCTTGCCATCTCAGGTGCAACGCCTTTGTATAAAAGATTATTGTAGGTCCATATGCACTTTTTAATAGCGTGGTGATAGTCGTCCACCATTGCAGAACCAGACTTAGTAACAGGATTAATATCGATTATTTCTTCAGAGCTGCCTTGTTTTTTATCCACAGGCTTTCCTCGCCATTCTTTAGGATAATAGAACTCAGGCTCTTGGTCAACATATCTCCTGCTAATTTCGTTCCATGACAAGCCTACCTGATGCTTTGCCAACTGCCTAGCGACAAAGATAGGAGCTTTGATCCTAAACTGGACGCTGGTGTGTGCAAACGGAGACCAGTGATTGTTATCGGCAAGATACTTTATAAGTTTAGTGTCGCCAGTTTTGACATACTCATGCTCTTTGTCAAAGCTCACCCTAGCGGCATTGACCACTGAAAGATCACTACCCATAGAGTCCTTTAAAGCAACCTTGATCATCCCTGTCCTCTCATGCGTTTTCTCATGCCTCTAAAACCAGATCTCTTGGGAACCTTTTTAGAGTGGTTAAAGGGTCTTGGTTTGTTACGTCTGCGTACCTTGGTGCGGGGAGTATAGGTTAAGGTATTAGGTTTAGCCATCTTAGAACTCCCCTGTTACTACATCCATTCTACCAGAACTCTTGTCGTATAGCAAGCGGTCAGCTGTGCCAACGTCACCAGTGTATCGACATTTCAGAACTCTTAGGGTGGTAGTGTTACACTCCACAGGATCGTCGCTCTGTGTGTTCCTTTCCAAGGAGATCACGCTGTCGCTGATTTGGCTTATCCCGTGACTGCCCCTGAGATGCCCTAGGTTGACCTCCATGCCTTCCTCATGCGACCTGTCAGACGACAAGCGTCTCAGGTGTGTGACTAGGTGTATGCAGCATCCTGTCTCCTCAGTGACCTGTCTTAGGAGGGTCATGGTGCGGTCAATTGCCTTACGTTCATCAACAACCTCCAAACCTGACACTAGGATACTCAGATGGTCAATAAATATCACTTGACAATCCAAGCCCTGCACCATGTACCGGACACGATCTAGCAGGTCGTCCATCTCCAGCGATCCAAAATGATCGTAGATAAATACTCGCCCAGTTCCTAAAGTATTGTCAAAGTATTCCCTGATTTGTTCTCTCGAATACTTCTCGAATACTTCATTAAGATGTAGGCGGTCATTGGCCTCAACCGCCAAGATGCCACGCCTAGTGCGATCCACTGATTCTTCAAGGGCAATAATGCCAATGCTCTGGTCTGTAGTCTTTAGATAATAATGTTGAAGCTCCCGTAGCAGAGAACTCTTGCCTACCCCTGTGCCAGCTGCCCAGGTAACGATCTCCCTAGCCCTAGTGCCAAGGGTCTTGCTTTGCAACTCTGGAAAAGGGAAAGGCATACTGCGTAGGTTCTGTTCAGACCATAGCCCGTTAAAGTCCGTAGCGGCGTTCCTGATGCCAGCTGGGGTGTAGCATTGGGTATTCTTCATACGTGCAAGGAACTCGCTCTGTAGGCCCTTGGCAGTGTACTCACAAGCGTCCTTGTGTTCTAACTCTACGATGTACGCCTTGCCGGGTCTGAGTAGCCTAGCGCATCTCTCAGCGTTCTGTCGAGCCTCTGGCTCTGAGTCAAAGCAGATGAACACCCGATTGAACTTCTCAAGCAGTTCAAGATTGCTCTTGAAGTCACGCTCTGCACTGGCTTGTCCTGATCGTATGGACATTACATGGACAATCTTGGACGAATGTCTGCCCTTGCTGTAGGTCTGGGCATCTGGAGAGACACCGTTGACCATCTGGAACGCTGCTAGTGCGTCTGCCTCGCCTTCAGTAACGATCAAGGTGTCTGAACTAACACCAACATCCTTGCCCAAGGTCTGCGATCCGAAGAGAACTGAGTTCTTGAAGTCTCCCTCTGTCTTAAACTCCTTTCCTTGCAACCTAATCTTGGCAGCGATCCGCATACCGTCGTTGTCAAAATAAGGAAAGACAACTCTAAGGTCAGAAGCGGTCACCTCGTATAGGTCTTGCACTGCCTTGGATATATTCCTAGAAGACCAAGGTGTGTCTGGTTTTGGTTGTTGTTTTATCAAAGGCTGCATATAATCCTCTCTTGTCTCGCCATAGGTATTACAACTGAAGCAATAGGTATGCCCGTCGCTATAAACAGCCACGGCATCTGATGATTCACATTTGTCACAGGGTTGGTGAGTCTTAACGGCTACAACGTCGCTCATAAGCTGTGGTCTCCCCACCAATCAGGTGTATGTGTGTAAGCCCACTTTGCAAACCCGGACTTCTCGCCCTTGTAATAACTACGGTAAGCGTGTACCGCATCGTCCTGTACCTTGTACTGATCAGGCATACACTGGGGTGGTTGGGTGTACTTGTTCCCGTAGTTGGATATGTACTTAGCCATCTTGGTCATAAGACTAGGGGGTGTCTTCAATGCCTCTCGTAGCTTGGTATCTGTTTTGTGTACCTTGTCATACCTCCTGGTATATTCGTCACATAAAAACTTGAACAGGTGATAAGTCCACTCGTACTGGAGCAGTGATCCCCTGACCCACTTGGTAGAGGGGTGGTTGAGGTGAGCAGTCTTGTACATGTCCAGCTTGTCTGCCCTTTCGTCACCGTCTAGCACACGGTGAGCAGTGCATAGCATCTGCGCTGTCTCTAGGATCATCTTGACGCAGTGCTTATCACAGTGCATTTCTGCCGTAGTAAGAGGGTCAGGATGTAAGTAGAATATATTCATCAATGACTCACCTTTTTGCTTAACATCTTATGAAGACCATCGTCGTCATCGTCTTCCAAGTCTACATCAAAATGCGGTTCTTGGTCAAGGTAAATTTTGAACTCCTCCAAGGCCATGCAGATAAAATATTCAGCTGGCTTGTTATTGATCTCAGCCATGCTCATCAAGAAAGGCGTGACCGATTTATCCAAACCAAACACATCCTCCAAGCCTTTCATAAAGACTTGAAAGGGTAATGATGGAGCGCCGCCTATGGTTTCGTTACTCATTTGAACCTCTTGAATAGAACATAAAACACAGTCAGAACAGATATGTAAACAGCAACCTGTAGTGCCTCGGAAAAATAAAAGCTGTCAAGGGGGAAGACGTCATTTCCCGACATTTGACATCTCTCCTGCCAATGCTGCGTACCCTGCTATATCGACAAAACTATCGTCCTTGGGCGTCTCGATACTGCGTGCGACTTTCACCAAGACCAGCATCATAGCAACATCGACAGGCGTTAGGTTGTCAGGCCTTGAGCGAACATATGTATTCCACAATGCCGCAATCCTAGCATGGTTAAGGTAAGCGTCTCCATATTGTTCAGCACGTTCGCCGTTGATTAGCTTGCAAGCGGCTTCCAGGATTTCGTCTCTATTCATCTCCTACGGTCTCCTCTATGTAGTATCCAACGGGGGTTAGTCCTTCATGGGAAAAGTCATTGTCCATGACCTCTTTAGCGTCATAATACGGACGCTTTTTTGTCGTTTTGACACGTTGGCGATACAATGGTGATTGTAGAGCATGTGCCTCTTTTCCTCTGCGCTTCATTTTGGTCTCCACATTGTAGGCTGTTATTAATAGTTTTCCGACAAGTCCTGCAAGCATTGAATATTGTTGTCCTCTTCAAGTTCATAGGTAAACGCTTGGCGTATAGCATTTCGACAAACAGAACAGATATCGTTCTCCAATGGCTGGTTGTCTGGCAGTTTTGCGTCACAAATAGCGCATCTCATTTTATCCTCCTCCGGTGTCTCTCTATAGAGTACTCTATAGAGCTACAGTGTAACTTTATTAATATCTCTACTGTGTACTCTATAGAGTATAATATAGTACGACACCGTCGATTGTCAAGGGGTGATAGTTAATAAATGTCTGGATTGGTCTTTTCTGTTGCTTCGATGTCGTCTGCAAGTTCGCAAATTGGCACGTATGCATAGTCTAGTATCTCCTCAGTGTAAATTCTAGCCGCATGTTTGTTCCTGAGGGGATACATTGCCTCAATTGTCGTTTCTAAGACTTGCCGAAGGTGTTCGGATACCGCTAATTGGTTGTCTTTTAAGCTGTGCATTGTCTAACCTCCAATTGATACAATTGAACGCATGTTATACCATGCGCTCTGTTGTGTCAATTAGTGATCCAGGAATGTTATGGGTTTCTTAGTGGTCCAGCAAAGCGAACAAGTGCCGCAACTGTCTGTCTTATCCAGTTGGACCGGACAGGTAATAGCATCCTTGGCCGTGTTGTGGACAGTATTGGCCGAAAGATTGTCGCTCGGCAATGTTGAAAACCGAATTGCGAACTTGTCGAAGCCTAGGGCGTCACGTGTGCGGCTCAGAGCGTCTCCGATTGGCTTACCCGGATGGTGTCTAGAATAGCCGTAAACGTGCAGCTTGTCACGCTTGGCGACTTGTGAATGCCAAAATGCTACATACTCGGGTGAATAAAAGTCACCCAGCACATGCAAGCGGACCAAGTAGCCTCGCTTGTGCTTGCTGTCTAATGCGTCTAGTTCTGTCTCTAAGCGAGCCTCAAGGCCCGCAGTGTCGATACGGTGGGCGAACGGCATATTGTTTCCATAACAGTCTAGCCAGTGTTCACAAGCGCTGTCACAGGTCTTACGCTCTTCCAGGGTTAAGGTGTAGATAGGCATCCCAGCAAGCTTGCCCTTGGTAACCTTGCGACCTAGTTTTTTGTTAGTCGATGGTTTCAAGGCCT